CTACGTTATCAGATGGAACCTTAACTGTGAATGGTGAGGCTGCAGTACCTGCGCCAGAAATTTCTGTTGTTACGTCTACAGAAACGGTATTGGCACTTGCAGGTGTCACTACGAGTGTGCTCAGTGTCATGGCTGCAACCATGCCAAGAGCGATCTTCTTAAATGAATTCATTTTTTCTCCTTTGTTATTCATTTTGTTTTTTATAGTAAATTAAATCTACCCAAATAGTCTTCGACTTCTTTCGGAATAGGTTTATATTGTATCACGTTCTCAGGGAGCGTGTCAACTCTACGGGGCTGTCCACGATAAGTATGAACCTCAACTTCAAGGTTTTGATCTCTGGGTGTATGAGAAATAGCACCAAAAATAGAACCACATACAGCGTCTGCGAGGTCCTTAGATTTTTTACGAGGATGGTCCACCCTATCATTTTTCATTATTTTTAATTCAGTAAGTTCTTCAAACAATAACTCAATTGCAGGCATTGCAAGTCTTTGTTCATATACCAACATCGCCATATCTTCATAATGTTTTTTGGCTACTGATACTGTTTCTGTTTTTATACCCACCGCCTGCAATTCGTTTTGAATATCAAATGATTGCCATCGGTCAAATGTTACTAGGCCTATATTAAAGCCAACCCTTCTTAAATTTTGTATCCATTGTTTTACTTCAGATAGGTTAACTGGACCCTCTACTTTAGGCTCCCACCACGCAACGGCATCTACAACAACTATTGGAGATATCTGTTCATAATCTTTAATTACTTGAACATTTACCCATTTTTCAACATGTGCAATTGCAATCGCACACTTGTCGTGTTTTTGTGCAAGGTCAGCGTGAACATAATAAACCTTTTCTGGATCTGGCTTAAAATTTTCTTCAAATCTTCTAAATAAATCTAATGGATTTCTTAATGTCATACATGCTCTTACTTTGTCTGCTTGTTTAAAGAATGCATCAGACGCAAATGTTGGAACACAGGCAAAACGCATCATAGCATCGCCAAGATCTGTCATAAAAGCAATTTTAAAATCATCAATCTTACGAGTAGGATTTACTTCCCATGTTGGCCTTTTAAGTGCGAAAACTCCAGGATATTTATAAGATTGAATATGGTCTTCATCCCAAGATATCTCAAACCAATTATCCTTATCATCTTCTGGCAACAAGGGGTTAATAATAAACCTATGTGTTTTTGTAACTACTTCTTTATCAGCAATTACTGCTTCATACCGCTCAGAAATAAAGTCACCGTTATAGCGGGGAAACGATAGAAGAACTACCTTGCCAAGGTCTGGGAAACGAGAGTCTACTGATCCACGGAATGCTTTATAGATGTTGTCTGCAGTCTTTCCCTGCTCATTTCCAGTTCCGACTTCAGTAGCAAATCCAGAAATCTCATCAAGAACTGCAAGCAAAAGATTCAAACCCTCATGAGACTCACGCTCTGAGTGTCCAGAATAAACTGTGATTGATTTATCAAAACTTATCGAGTCTACTTTTGCCTCATACTTTCCAGCAAACCACGGAGACCGTTCAATCTTAGACTTAAAGCCTTTAAAGAAAACATTTTTAGCCTGTTGTGCGTTAATAGCAACATTGATTAGATCTATTGCATCTCCACTTGGTTTTCCGAAATATCTTGCAGGGTCTTTAAGACATAATAACTTATAGACAATATAAGCACAAGCAACAGTAGAGGTGAAGTCCTTCCCACTACCCTTCCCAAGTTGAAGAATAATTTCGTTCTTTGTGTATTTTTCATAATACTTTGCACCATCCTCTTCTCCCATTAATTGTTGTAAATCTTCTTTACGATATATTTGACTCATTGCCTCAACAATGTCATATTGAATTGTAGACAACCCTGGCTGACCTAGATAGTCTGAAGATTCAACGAACGTCTTTGCATCAACTGGAGTTTCTTCAAAATGATTGTCAGCAAGAGCCTCTAAAAAATCATTGAACATCGTGGACAATTGTAATCACTTCATCTTTCTTAGCAACCTCTGAAAGTCTACGCATAATCTCATCACGAACCTGCGGATATTCTGAGGCTATATCACGCAATATACCCATTAGAATTTCTTGTTTCTTTTCTATTTGTAGCATTTCTTCTGCTAGTTCTTTATTTTCTAATAGTCCTGCTTTTTGTAGCATGTCAATTCTTTTAGACTCGATATCCATTACTAATTTGATTGCTTGGGTTTTAGCACCTAAATTGTTAGTTAAAGATGCCTCGTCAATAACTTCGTAAGATTTTGCAATAAGTTTATTATAGTGGGTATCGGCAATTGCCAACGCCTCTTTGGCACGAGCACGAATGGCATCATTAGCAGAGGCCATCACCTTCCACTCGTTAATTAATTGAACTACACGATTGCGTGGTATCGATAACTCTTTAGATATTTTTGTTGCATCGCTACCCTTTAGGTATTCACCAACAACGGTGTTTAATTGATCTAAATGATTTATTAAATCTTCTTCAGTTGACATCTTTGGCCTTTGCTATCTTTAATAATACTAAGTATCCAATTAAATCATCAATATCATTATCCCCTGGATATTCTGTACCCTTCATTAATCTATTTAATTTATCATCAATGCGTACATGTAGTTGCTCTCTTGGTCCCGCCTTCGAAAATATACGTACAGGATCAAGGGCTGAATTCCCATAGGCAATATTCTTCTTGACTAACATGTGTGCAATTTCGTGACAGGTCTGCCAAATTTCTTTACCTGCCTCTGTGCCAACTGTTAGTAGATATAGATCTTCACAATTAAAATTTTTTGAATCTGTAAATACTGGTTGCAAACTCATCTTTTTGATTTCCTTAATCCAAATTTAGCCAAATAAACATATATAGTTTCTACAGTAACTCCACATTCTTTTGCAATATCTTCTGGAGTCTTTTTATCCAAATGATATCTTTTTTTAAGCCATACTTCGTTAGTGTAAAATTTAGAAGCCATTATTTAGTTTCCACTTCATTACTTTTGGACCTTGATCGATAAGAGTAAACATATGTTGCTCAAAGTCTTTCTTAAGTCCACTATATAATTGTGGGTTTACCTCCTTCAGTTTATCAGTAATAGAGTATATCATTTCTCCAGTATCTGAGTCAACCCCATCAATTTCTATAGCATTTTGTAATATTAAATGCTCAATCATCATTTCTGCCTGCAAAGATTCTTTATCAATCATGCTTTTTCCCAATTATTAATTGCCCAGTGACCTATACCACAAGCATCCGCAACATCATTATCTATTATTTTTTTATCATAAATAACATCCAACAATCTTATTGTTCTTTGTTTTCTAAATTCTCGTTCGTATGATTTATACCAAGAATCTGATCTTCCTGGGTTGGCAGACCTAATCTGTATCTGCTCTTCTTTTGTAAGCCTTTTATTGCCAAGATAATTTTGCCATGTTATTGGGGATACTTTGCCTATAAACTTAGTTCCAGACTGACCAGCAGCACCTAAAATTGCTCCCTGAACCAGGGCAAGATCAGATGCAGTTTTGGGACTATTCATAAAAACAGTATGCTCAATAATTATTGCCTCAAACCCTTGATAGAAATCAAAAAAGGCCTTACATTTTTTCCCAGCATCCATGACCTTATCATAAATATCTGACCCTACAAAATTAATTTTGCCAATTGCGTTTAAAGATTTTTTTTCAGTATCAAATAAAGCAAAAGCGAAATTATTTGTACTAGCATCAATAGAACAAATAACTTTTGGAATATCACTTTTTTCTATCATTAGATAAACCCTTTATATCCTTTAGCGCTTTTTTAACATCATTTGGATTAATGTTGCATTTAATGCATAAGACATCATCGTTATAAATTGATAACTTTTCTCCGCACATCTTGCAAACACGTTTTTTCCCTTTTCTTTTTTGTCTTCTAGTCTGAATGTATCTTTGTGCAATTTTTTCTTTTGTTGCAGCGTCCCTACACTCTTCAGAACAATAGATCTGATAAGAGATATTGCTTTCAAATGTTTTATCACACCATCTACAATTTTTCATCTTCTAGCAACTCCAGAGGTTTAATTTTAATTACCCCTGTCTCTGCTTCAGCACATGCTTTTTGAATTGGACACACCTTACAAATCTTAGAGTTTGATCGATACGGCTTTTGCGGTAACTCTCTATTTTTCCAAGATTTATGAACTGCCCTCATCCAATCAAATGCCTGGTCTACCCACCGACGGTAATGATCGTTTACTACTACAGGTAAAGTTAGTAACTCATGATTATTTTTGTTTTCATAAATTATTACACCTTTACCAACTTTCCAAACCTTCATGTAAATTAAAATTTGCATTAAGTGTGCCATTTTAGGCTTTCGGCTATTCTTTTTATACTCAAAGCCTTCATTTGGCATAGTCTTAATTTCACCCACAAGACGTTCTCCGTTATAATTAAGCATTACATCTCCGTAGCCATCTAGTGGAGGATCTTCTGACTTAACTCTAAATTCCATTGCTGGATGAGTTTGCTTATTATATTTTCTTGGGAGAGAATCAAATTCCATCGATTCGTCTAGAATTCCAGATGCTTGAATTGCCTCTTGAATTCTTTCATGACCGAGAGTTCCATTTGTTCTATTTGCTACCCCATACGCATCTGAGTTGTCGTAGTGAACTTGACCATCAAAAGCCAAATACCAATATCTTGGGCACTCTCCAGCACCATATGTCAATCCAGAAGCAGAGAAATTTGTCTTCTTGGTAAATTTAGGTTTAGTTTTTGTCATGTATCCAGATTCTATTTTTTCTATTAATCCTTCTACAAAATTGCCTTCGTCTTCTTTGACGCCCTTAACTTTATCTGAACCCTTTAACATTACTTGTTGCAATAAATTTTTTGCCATTATTATCCTTTGTTTAAGTCAATTATATCAGATATCAGCGAGTGATATATTTGAGAGCAGACACAAGATTATTAATTGACTCTGCTGCTGTATAGTATAGATTTTTCTTTCCTCTGTTTGACTTATCGACATTAGCCATCCAGGTAGCCTTGAGAGCCATCTTTGCTGCTATTGCCTGAAGTCGAACAATTTCTACAGTTGCAACATTCATAGGTATGTCTGGCTTAATAATTATTTTAGCAATAAAGGTAAGGGCTGTGGTTAATTCCTCATCCTCCATATATTCTGCTATTTCTGACAAACCATTAACCATCTCAAGCGTTGTATTATTTTGTTCCATTATTCACCATCTGTTCTAGTAGTTCTAACTCTATTATAGCAAGTCTGACCTTCTTGTTGCCCTCGCCAATTACAACAACTATGGCTGGATCACTGCCATTTCTAATTGCATCTGTAGTAGCCTTAGCCCATACATCCTGATTCAAGGTAAAGGACTTTCCTACTTCCTTGAAATCTACAGTGAAGTTGTTCCATGTGGCATCACCTTTCTTAGTATTTCTACCAGAATTCTTATGCTGCTTGGCACCTATTCTTTTACTTTCACTCTTCTCGCTCATAGTCCTTTTTCTTTTTATATCCTACTTGATAAAGTTGTGATTCTGACAAATGTTTTTTAGAACACATCCATGAGGCTTTGCCCGTTTCGGGATACACTCTCATAGTTTTAACTTCTTCACGACAAGTTCTACATGGGAACTTGCCTTCATAGATAGAGTATTTAGCCACTTATTTTATTCTTAATCATATCCTGTAGATCAAGATCCTCTCGTACTCTATTGATAAAGCCCTCTCTTCCTTGAACTTTTGAACCATCTGGCAAAAGATACCAGGCTCCAGTTCTTTCTACGATACCCATTAATTCTGCCGTATCTACAAGATCAGCAATAAAGTCTACGCCAATATGATTTCCTCTAAAGTAAAAATCATACTCTCCAGATTGAAAAGCAGGAGAGGTTTTGGAAAATTGAACTTCCCAACGAACCTTTCTTCCAACCTTTTCCTCTATTGCCTTATCTCCAACGTAGATCTTGCCTTTCAGGGCTTGATTATCTGATTCAGATGAGAATAACTTTATAACTGTTGAGGAATAAAATTTTGTAGCCTGTCCACCAGTTGGCTGTTGACTTGTATACATTGCATTTATATTATTACGAGATTGGCTAATTAACACAAATAGAGTTGGCTTTACTTTATTATTTGCATAGTTAATCATCTTCCAAGCATTGCTAAAATCACGAGATTCTGCACCTATTTGTTTTGTATTTTCCAATGCTTTTAATTCATCCGAATCTTTTTCAAAATAAATTGCTGGAAGCAATGATGTAATACTATCAACCACAATAATATCTACACCAGCCTCCATTAGTTGAACTCCAACATCTACCATCTCATTGATTGTTCTAACTTGAGACACTATTAGTTTAGAAGTGTCTACTCCAAGTTTCTCTGCCCAAGTTTTATCATATGACATCTCTGCATCAATCCATGCACAGATTTTTCCCTCTTGTTGTGCAAGTGAAACCATTTGAAGACACATAGAGGATTTGGCTGATGACTTACTGCCCCAAATTAAAACTTGTCTTCCGTATGGGAGGCCACCACCAAGTGCACGATTTAGTCCATAACTTGGAGTTTTTGCAAACTGTGTTTCTGGTATTGCATCTCCAACTAATATATTTTTTCTTAATTTAGGATTTAGTTGTGCTAAAACTTCTTCAACTGTCACTGTCATTAGAATCTTACTCCATGCTTCTTTGGTCTATGTATATTGCGTTCCATCTTTTCTTTAATAGCATAATCAAGAGATTTCTTTACATACCCTGCCTCTGCAATTCCTGCATACAAGTCAAGTGTACGAATAATAATATCTGCAAACTCATCTGATATTTGATCGGGATCCATATCTTTACGAAGGGCTTCCATAGCCTCTGATACCTCTGAAACAATCATCATCATTTGTTTGGCTATAAAAATCGGGTCTACTGTTCTATCCCAAAAACCTTTTTCTACTGCTGTACTATGTATTTGTTCTGCTAAATCATCAAACATTTATGTCCTCCAATATTACTGTCCCGTCTTTAGTTTTACCTAATTCAAATTTATAAGCATTGCCTTCCTCAATTTTCATATAAGCCTTTGCAAAAGCCGTTGGGAAAACCGTTACTGGATGCAATTCTCTCGATGTATCTGCTAAAGTTAATGATGCCATCTTTTTCCCTGCCTTCGTCACTCTTGGCCTAAACGAAACAACAAACAACTCATCATCCTTGTATGGTAGCATTCTATAATTTAAAAATTTAACTAATGCCGAGTCTGACTTTTTAATTTCATCAACTGGAACAGCGCTAACAATTCTATTATCACTACATAAAAGAATATAACTTCTACCAGCCTCAATTGTGGTCTGTTCTTCATCAAAAATACCGATACTTCCAGTCTTATCTAATATTTCTACACGACTCCAACCTTTGCCACGCTTGATCCCCTTTACCATTCCCATTAAAATAAAAGATCCCTTTTCCTCAAAATCTTCTACAGGGTTAATAAACGCATGAAAGTGTGAGGGAACTGTTTGGGTAAACTCTGGCAAACCTAAATATTCATAAAGGTTTTCACGAATCTCATTATCATTTCTAGGATTATCTAAAAATGTTGCAGCGCCAATTATTCGTAATGCCTCTAACGCTCTACTGTTGACTCCATTACCTTTCGTAAATGTAAAGGCTTTAACTTCCTCGAAAGACTTAAAAGGTCGTGCCGATATATATCGTTCTGCAATCTTATCAGAGATAAACTTGATCCCCGACAATCCAAACCGAATACCCTTACCCTCAATTTTAAAATCAATATCCGAATCGTTAATATGAGGTAATTTAACGCTGATACCCATTCTTTTCGCTTCAATAAGATATTCAGTTCTCGCATCTTTGTCCTTTTCATTTTTAAGTAAAGAGTACATAAACTCTAGTGGATAGTAATACTTTAGCCATGCCGTCCAATACGAGAGCGTAGAGTAAGCAACCGCATGAGACTTGTTGAACGAATAACCCGCATGCGCCTCAAAGTCATGCCATAAATCACGAGCCTGATTAGGACTAATAAACTTAGAAGCACCGTCAACGAAACGATCACGAAACGCATCAAACTCTCTAGCATCTTTCTTTTTACCAATGATCTTGCGAACCTTATCAGCCTCAGACCAAGACATACCTCCAAGTTGAACGCAGGCCTGCATGACCTGCTCTTGGTATAGGATACACCCATATGTTTCTTCTGTGAAAGGCTTCATCGTTTGATGTAAATAATTTACTGACTGCCTACCGTGCTTGCGCTCAATATAGTCTTTTCCAATAGTATTCATTGCACCTGGACGAACAAGAGCGTTTGAAGCAGCAAGTTCTGCTAGATTTTTTACACCCATCTTTATTAGAAGATTGGTATATGGGGTTGCTTCACACTGAAATACACCCTTTGTGAATCCCTCAGAAAGCATCTGGTATACCTTTGAATCAGACATGTCAATATTTAAAAGATCTATTTCCGTTCCTTCTCGTTCTTTAATAATATTAACTGTATCATTAATTACACTTAAGGTTTTTAGTCCAAGTGCGTCGATTTTGATAAGCCCGATTTTTTCAGCCTCTTCCATATCCACTGCCACAACAGGAATACGCTCATCGGAACCAGGAGAATTACGTGTCTCCATCGGTGCGTACCTAAAAATAGGATTTTTACTAGTGACAACACCAGCAGCGTGTATGCCAGTACCTCTAATACGACCACGAAGTTGTTCGCCATATTGCTCTACCTCTGGATATTTCTCTCTAAACCATGCAGTAGTTTTTGAAGTGCAATACTCATCCCAAGTATCTACCAACTTCAAAACTTTGTTTACATCTGCCAATGGAATATTTAATGCACGAGCAACATCTCGTACCACACCCTTATCTTTAAACTCTAAGAATGTTGCAATCGAAGCAACATGTTTATATTGTCTAACAAGATAATCTTTGACCTCATCACGGCGAGAGTCTTGAATATCTGTATCAATATCTGGAAAGTCATTACGTTCTGGATTAATAAAGCGGAAGAACAAAAGTCCATGCTTGAGGGGATCGATATCGGTAATGCCAAGAGCATAGCAAAGTAATGAGCCAGCAGAAGATCCACGACCTGGACCAACCATAATGCCTTCTTTCTTTGCCCAAGAAATCATACTCTGCACGACAAGGAAGTAAGGTCCAAACTTTTTATCTTGAATTACTTTTAATTCTTCATCAAGTCTATCAAGATATTCCTGATCTTTGTCAAGACCCTTTTCTACCAAACCAGATATTGCCAATTCTTTTAGTTGTTTGTCTGGATCCTTATATTGAACTGGAAGGAGGTTTAGTCCATCCTTAATATCATAGTCTTCAACTTTATTTGCAAGTTCGATTGTATTTTCATAAATATCAGTTCTATAGATTGCTTGCTTTTCCATAGCAGCCTGAATCTCTTCGTATGACAGAAGGTGTATATCAAACTTATTAAATGACATTTGTCTATCTGCGCCATATAGGTAATCAAGACGCTTCATTAAGTCCCCTTGCTTTTTGGACTTCTCGTATGTAGCATCTTTCTGAATCTTATTTGAATATGTATTAAGAATAAGTTTTAGTTCTTGAATTTCTTTTTGTGATGAGTCAACATGATGGCAGTCTGGAGTGACAATAGGCTTTACTCCAAACTCATCTGCTAACTGAAGAATTACATTATTTATTGATTCGGGATTATGTGGCATCACTTCAAGATAGTAGTCATCCTTAAACTCATCCTTAAACCACTTAATATATCTTTTTGCCATCCCCAGTTCGCCAAGTTCTATAGACTTAGCAATAATACCACTTGGACATGCAGATGAAACTATAATTCCTTCTTTATATTTAGACAAAACTTCAAAGTCAATTCGTGGCTTTTTATAGTAGCCCTCTGTCCATGCAATTTCATTTAACTTGTTTAGATTTTCTAAGCCTACCTTATTCTTGGCTAGAAGGATAATATGGTTATACACCATATCTAGTGGAGTTGTTCTGTCCTCTTTGTCCCTTTGGTCAAATCGGTTCTCACACATATATCCTTCTATGCCAAGAATAGGCTTGATACCACTTGCTTTAGCAACACGATACATTTCTCTGTGGCCAGAAAGGGAGCCATGGTCTGTAATCGCAATTGCAGGCATTCCCAATTTTGTAGCACGATCTACATATTCAGACGGCAACCCAATTCCGTCGAATAGTGAAAAGTGGGTATGTAAGTGTAGTGGTACGTAATTCATCTACTACCAGTCGATATTCGTCGCTGATGTTGTAGATGGAGAATCAAAGCCAAGATAGAAAGCCTCTTGCTCTGCATATGGTACACGTCGTAGTGCCTTCTCCAATGGGTACGGCTCAACGCCTTCCCAGTTAAACGGTTCCTTATCTGGAGCCGAAGGAATCAAAGTATAAGATGTTTCAGTACCCTGACCATTACGCTTTAACTTCCATGTGATATTTGAAATGCTACCTGTTTCAAGAGCATACTCACGAATTGTGTTAAAGGCAGATTGCTTGCTTACACCCATAGACCAAATGGCGACATAAGGCTTGTCCTCAATACCATCATCTACAAGTACATTACAATAAAAACGAAGACGACCACGCCATCCGCTATTGCCCTTTGGATCTTTTCGATACATCTCTTCAGCCCAGTCACGGCCTTCAGTATCCATGGTGTCTACTGCCTTACGCTTATAGTCCTTTGGATTTGTGTGTTCCTTGACAACTAGTGCAAGGCCACGCTTTTCTTCATAGTGTGCAGAATCTTCGTCCAACTCTTCAATGAAACGAACCTTTACTGCCTGTCCATCAGCCAATTTTAGCCAACGTACCTTTGGTGAGTCTTCTTTTGGTTTGTCGAGCAGGGCATTGATATTTTTTAGTCCCTTAATAACGCTCATAGTTTTCTCCTTATCTATTTTATACTTAAGTATACTAAAGAATTACTTGTTTGTCAAGTAGACTTTAGAATTTGCATTTTACTTAATACTGTATTTCTAAAAATATCGTATTCAGTCTTAGCAATATCTAGTGTATCAGACATCATTAATTCTGTCAATGCCTGCTCTTCATTGATTAGCCCAAGACCAACCATATTCCATTTTGCAAGAGGTATTCCGTAGGATCCTATAACTCCATCATATATTGCTATAGTGGGGATTCTATACTGACAAACATTAACTATCTCTTTTACAGTATCTGTTGCAAGATTGTTATGATATATATTTTGCCAAAATTCTGAATCATTTCTTTTGCCTTGATAGTGCAAAGAAATAAAATCAATACTTGTTTCGTTTAGTCTTGATATTAACTTATTGTACATCTGTTGACTTAGTTCATTGTTAATTGACTGAAGATGACCATTAAAAAAGTGATTGACAAAAACATGCAACTGAGCAATAGTATTATGAATTGATGTAGCCTCTAATGGCTCTAAAAATGAAGAGGCAAGTCCTAAAGACAAAACATTTTTATTCCATGATTTTTCGAAATATCCAGTGTCGAACCTAATAATTTTAATTGGCTCTACCTCATGTCCAATTTTCTCTTCTAATTCAAGTTTAGCATCATCATCAGATATAAAGTTATTATCATATATATATCCCATACCTCTGCGTGTTTTTAGTGGAATATCAAACATCCAGCCAGAACTTAAAGCGGTTGCCCCAGTTTCTGGAATAAAATTATTATTATCAGCATATGGTTCAATAAACGGCATTGCGGAATTAACTGTTAAAACATCTGAAACTGATTTCCACTTTGCATCTGTTTCGCTAATCAATACACGCCTAAAACCAGTGCAATCTATAAAAAGATCGCCTTCAATGGTTTGGTTGTTATCTAATAATAAAGATTCAATCCTGCCATCTGCACCTATATTAACCTTTAATATTTTTGCATCTATGACAGAAACATTCTTTCCTATCGTATGTTCTTTAAAAAACTTGCCAACTTTGTGGCCGTCAAAATGTAATCCATTGCCTCTATCGAATTGGTTATTTTCATAACGAATTCCAAGTCTAGAGGCGAGATGAATTTTAGATGGACCATACTTATGTAGTACATAGTTAAAAATATAATCTATATTTTTTTGTGTTGTAGGACTTAGGTCAATAGGAGCAAAATAAGATTCATTTTTACCAGCCCAATTTGTATGTCTAATCCCCATCTTTGTAGTTGCATCTGTGCTATTAATAAAATCCTGAATAGGTATTTTTTTATTAAAAAATCCACCATCCAATAATTCAAACAAAGATCCAGCAGCAGCCTCTCCTGCACCGACAATGCCTATCTGAGAAGATTCAATGACTGTAATGTTATGCATATTTGGTTGAGCATTATTAATAAAATAAGCAGCAATCCAACCAGCCGTACCTCCGCCTGCAATAATTATATTCATAGTTTATATGCTAAACTAATTAGCCTTACTCCTATCATAGCCAAACTTATTAATTTCTTCTGCTGAAGGTAGCCATGTTTCTGAATTTTCTTCTACTCCATGCCCCTCAACAATTCTATTAAAAAGATTAAATGCTGCACAAACTGTTATTGCATCTTTTAATTCATCTTCAGAATATCCAGCATTATAAACACGAGAAACATCTTCTTGGCTAAGTTCAGATGGCTCTAGTGTTAATTTTTTAACATAGTCTAATATTGGAGCCAACTTTAAATCTTGATAGTCTTGATTGATTATCTTATCTATCTGACTTTCATCTGCCCCTACAGAAATAGCAAAAATTCGGTGTGATCCAGTACAGAACTTACATTTATTTAAACTGGATGTAAACGTAGCAATTATTTCTCTATCTGTAGAACTTAAAAAAGAGTCTTCCCTTAAAATGTTTTGTGCAAATGAAAGTAGCGGCATAAATCTTTTTGGATTTTGCATGAAAACATTTATAATTGTATGACCACTTGGAACTGATTCTAATAACATATTATTGTAAAAGAGACATTATGCTTTTATCAAAAGAGTAATCAAGCATTTTTATCTCTTCATCCTCCATTTCTCCTATGTCCTTATATCTTTTATCTAAAGCAATAAATGTAATGCTAGATCCAAATCTGGATAATAATTTATCTTTCATGTTGTCTCCAGCATCATCGTTATCTGCTATAACCATTATATCAGTAAAATATTTTTTCAATAAGTCGACCTGCTTTGTGGAAATATTTGCCCCTAATGTTGCGACTGCTGGCATTCCGACCTGATCAAGCCTAATGGCATCAAAAGATGATTCTACAACATAGACACGGCTTGCTGTTTTTATTCTATTTAAATTAAATAGTAGTTTTGACTTTGGGAGACCTGGGGTATTTTTAAAATCTTTACCCTCTATAGATCTAGCAACAAAGCCAACGCAGAGGTTCTCATGATTGTGAACTGGAATAGTTACCATATCTTGAGACAACGAATATCCCAATTTAAATTTTACTATAGACTCTTTGGTTAATTTTCTTTTATTAAAATATTCAATAGCACGATTATCCGACAATGCCTGGCTATTAAGTTTATCTATAAGAGAGTGGTCAAACTCCTTCCACTCTTCTTTATCTATTAATTTTTGAGTAACGTCAGATAAAATATCTGTTTCTATTTCTTTACTCTTAATAAATCTAACAGACTCGAAATAGGTTCTATTTGAACAATGCATAACTAACTCTACTAAATCTGCAACCTTGCTGCAAGAAAAACAAAAGAAAAGCCCACTAAATTTATTTATTTCTCCTGCTGGAGTTCTATGGTTAGCATGAAAAGGACAAAAGACAATATATTCAGACTCAGCCTCTTTTTCTATATTTAAGCCAGATCCTGCGAGTACTCTTTTAATTTGGTTGGCTGTGTATATATTGGCTTGGCTCCGTCTATTCCTAGTATCCATTCGCTCTTTTTTCTCCCGACATATATTCCGTATACGCTTAATTTAAATTCAAAATAGTTTTTGGCTTCGTTATATGATAATGTAAATTGTGGGTCAATGTCAAATCGTGGAGCATATCCTGATAACCGCATCTCTGATACGAGTAACCTGATATATTCCTGCTGTAATCTGTATATAGCAGAGTCATCATTGATTACTCCATCTAAGGCAAACCTTTTTATTGGCTTGTGCTGATATGTCTCCATGGGACATATTATACTGACTTATCTTCATAATCCTTATATCTATAGTATCCCTTGTCAAAATCAGCCTGAACCAAGAATTCTCCCATAAAACCGTTACGATTCTTGCGGAATACACATTCAATAATATCGCTATTATTTCCTCTACCCAGCGCAAGTACCCAGTCCGCATCATAAGCAATCTGACGAGACCATGCAGTTTGACCAAGGGTTGGCACGGTTTCAAGTTTAGTAACATCATCAGGGGTAGCAGATGAGATAGCAATAATTGGCACCTCTTCTGCAATTGCCATTAGTTTTAATTCACGAGAAAGGTTCTTCATGCGAATAGTTTCATTGTCAGACTTTTGATTAGGGGACATCAATTGTAAATAGTCAACAATAACAAAATCTGGCTTGTATTGATCAATCTTTCCACGCAATACTAATGGTGTAATATCACCACCAGTGTCGTTTGAGATAATATGAAATTCTGGCTTACCACTAACGTGTTTAGTGTGCCAAGACTTTAGCATATCCATCTCAACCTGGCCAGCGCTTAACCTTCTATGGGACCATACTCCCTCTCCCATAATTGCAAATACACGGTTACGAACTTCAACCTCAGACATTTCAAGGCTTATGATCATTGGGCTACGACCCTGTTTCCAAGCCTGTACAGCAAAATAGAGAGACAGCCATGACTTTCCTATGCCTGGATATGCAAGGAAGACTCCTAACTGCCCTGGCATGATCCCAGAGGGTAGGTAGTTATCGAATCCTGGGAGGCCAGTCTTGATTCCTAGTGCTCCAGCCTCTTGTTGTTTTTTAAGGTTTTCAAAATATGCAACAGCAGAATCTAAATCTGTCACATCAATATCACGAATTGCTGCTGTATTTTTTCTAAGTTCTGCCGTCTTAGTAATTAGAGACTCTAGAGCATCTAGACCCTGTCCACCCTGAACATCTGTTGCTGCAGATCTAATAATATCTTTTAGACTATTGGTTAAATATTCTGCCTGTAATTCTTCAAGATGATGCTTAGTTGCACCAACTCCGCCTATGGGTTCAAAATCTCTAAACTTCTCTACAACTAATTCTGTTGGTGGAACAGTAGCATTTGCCTCATAATATTTTCTAATAAACTGCCAGACATCGACATGAGTAGTTAAAATATTTTCTACATTGGCCTGAAGCAATACATGAGCCTGCTTATCTTTTAGCACGGCTGAGATTAATTTTGATTCTGTATTATTCACTCAACCACTCCTTAGCCTTTTGTCTGCGTTCTGATCGTTCTTTTATGTCTTTAGCATATTGCTCTTTTGCTTCCAGTATATCATGTGCCACATATGCAAAATGATTCCATGTTGGATTTTCCGTAACCTCAAAATAATATTCAAGAAGTTCGTAGCAAAGATCCATGCCGTAAGACTCGATGAGTGCATCAGCAGACCACTGTTCAATCCACTTATTATATTGTGGCTTCTGTCCTAGTTTAAACTGATAGTGTTTATCAAACCTACTCAACAGAGCCAATCGCTTCTGTTTGTCTGTCACACTAATTGCTTTCTTCTAGTTCAGCCTTTGCTTCTGAGATTTTTGCTGCGAGTTTATCTTCAACAAACTTATAAACACGCTCAAATGCTTGATCTGTATTCTCGCCATCACGCTTAGAGTCTACAACCCCAAGGTCAAGCCTTAAAGATTGAAAGTTTCCAAGATTTAGTGTATATCCAAGCGTTACTGATACTTTCGTATCTTCCATTTTCATACCCTTCTGTTAAATTGATTCTGACCAAATAGGAATAAATCGTCCATCTTCAGTCTTTGTATATGTAAGTATACCATCGCCCATTCTGCGTGTCAACTCAGCCTTTGTGGGCGTAATATCATTTGTTATTAAATTATCTTTTCTCGGTCTACCAATATGGTATGTAGCCAGTATATCACGGATCTCTCTAACTTGCGACTCCGAATAATAACTTCTTACTTGCCACCCTCTTGCGCCACCTTTTTGTGAGCCTGTTGGAAACGGAATAATTCCACGTTTCATTAATGAAGGCATATATTTTTTATGACGATTAACTAAATCAGCAGTTTCTCCGACAGTATACGCTCTTTCTCTTTTATTTTTAAAATCGCTGATTAGACAACTTTCTACCCTATCTTTGGTTATATTATAAATTGACATAATGCCATTTGATCTGTTATAATGAACCACCCTTATGAGATCATTATTTAAAAACCATACCTTTTTATTACCTGAAATTATAGGGGCGCTGTTGTAGTCTTCGCTCGTTCTATTTCCTTTTTTAGTAGCCATCTTCCTTCCTCCGAATCAGATGGTGGATGAAAAAAACGTCTTGATCCACATATAAAACAATATATTTCTAAATGAGATATGGAACTGTAGACTCTGTCTATCATCATATTTCGTAAACACTTTTTGCATTTTATCATTAATTAGGTATGCCGACGATAATTAAATTAACGCCGATAGAAACATCTCCAGTAGAATTAAAATTAACTACACCATCAACTCTTGAAGTAGTGATAGATTTAATTACAACGTGAACATTTCGTCCTGCCTCAGTTCCACCTATATTGACTGGGGTTGCTGTAACTATTGGAGGATACTTAAACTCTGGTTTAAATGGATATGAAAATGGATGCTGACTTCCTACACTTTGATTTCCACTTTTTACAACATCAACGTATCCAGCAATAACTCTTGTTTCAGAAATCTTAGCACTTTGAGATGTGAAGTTTGGAACATCTACTGTAACATACTTATAGATTGCTGGAGACACTTGAACAGAAAGATCATTAATTGACCTAACGATTTGATCTATATACGCAACGTCTATTGGTTGCCCTGGTTCTGGTGATGGTATTTTTGCCATAATTTCTCCTATCTAATTATACCAGATCGCCTTCGTTTTCAAATAAAATGGCATCTGCAAATCTTTCTAATGGGATAGTTTTTGCTTGAACAGCAACATGAACATATGTTCTTTCTGAGTTATATACAATAGAGTAGTTTGTTTGTGAAGTTTTACCATAATATTGCCATCCAGCATTATTCCATTTAACATAAATAAAATATTCTTCCATATTATTCTGTGGTTCCCAGGTAAGGTTAATTATCCTATTTGCAGTATCTATAACCATACTATTTAAAATTTCTGACGGAGTATCTTCGGTTACTATTTTATATGCTGGGGACCAATGAGACGTTCTATTTTTATCTTCTGATATAAGTCTATATCTAAGTATATATTTTCTGTTTTCTCCAAAGAATCCAGGAAGTTTGGCTTTAGGAATAATTACTTTTTTAATGCCTTGATCTGGTGTTGGCATTATTGCACATCCATTGCAAATCTAAACTCAACATAATTACTTGTGTTCGCAGCCTTGACTACTGTTTCAGCATTTGTATTTTTTAAAACAGTATATCCAGTCAAACCATATACTGGATTAGTTGTTGATATATTTTCAAACCTAACGGCATCAAGACCTATATAAAAATCAGATGATGCAACATTATTTTTAATTACTGTAGTGTAAAATTTAATAATACTGACATTATTCCAAGTGAATCCAGTACTCTTATAAAGTTCTTGTAATTGTTTTGTAATTACATAATATCGATTTTCTGAAAAATCATAATCGTCAGCAGACATCACAATTTCAAATCTAGCCCACTGACCATTTCCTGGTGAGTCACTTTCTGCAAATTCTAAAAGTATTCTTACCTCATCTGGAATAATTGATGGATCTGGATCTTTATTGATGATACAAAATGCTAACTTAACCTCATCTGTTGGTGCATTTTTATTAAAATCTAGTGAAGTTCCAAGTAGATGAATGTGGTTTGACCCTGTAGAAAAATCTAAATGATCGCCAGACACTGACAGATTAGAAAGATCTCCTCTTAGCATTACTACGTTATTATAAAACCTTGCTCTTTCATATCTAGCAATTCTATCAGAGTTAGTAAAAAGTCGATTGTCTGAATTGGTCTGAAAAGCCTTATATGTTTGATTTATAATATTGTCATTGTTTGAGCCATCTAATGGTTCATAAACAATTGGTAACTCTGTTGCAGTGCTCTCATTATGATATTCCCAGTTTTCATTTACTGTAAATGCAAAAAGAGATCTACTATCATAAGCACCAGCAGATGGATTTGCGCCTGCTGAGTAAATTCCAACCTCGGTTATTTCGTATCTTTCGTCTGTTGGCAATTCTGCCGTTAAAACTATCTTATTGCTTCCATTTTCATTTACATACCCTCTTGACGTAATTGGAACACGAAACATTTCAAAATCTAATGACTGTTTGGCAAAATAAGCAGCGAGTTCTGCCTCTGTAAAGTTATGGTTAGACGGTAGTGGCTTTGCCCCACAACCTATGGCAAGATAAGACGCATATGCTGGCGCCTGCCCTATAAGATACTTTGCCAATATACCTTTGCCTATATTTGTAATCATTGATTCACCTCATATATTGTATCATCAAGTATCGAGCCATCTGCGACTATTGATACCTCTACCTGCTCATCTCTTGCCAAATTAACAACATTTATTACTAAATCTCCAGTGACTGGGTCAATATAAACTATAGCCCCCTCTGGCCCAGTCCCATACTCTGGTACCTTGGTAGAAAAATTAATTGGAAATTTTTTAAAATAATTATAATCTACATCTTGTAATGCTAAAATATTTTGGGGATTATATTGAAAGTATAAGTTTGTTAGATTTTTAATTGGCTGATACACAACATTTTGTCCATTTATAATATCAGACCTTAATATGTTAACTAACTCCTGACCACCTATATTTTCAAATATAAGGTCTGTCATTATTTCTATTGGAGTGGATTCGTCATCAAATAGTATAATATCTGGAGTTGCTGGCTTAATTGCAGAAGTTGCAGATCCTGACTGTGATGCAGTTCCTTGTGGCAAACTTGGAGTACTATTAACTGACATTACTATACCTCACTCAAATAGAGAACCATCTCTGGTCCCTGATATTTTTTATTATAGTCTATATGATAGACCACAAACCTTTTATCGCTTGATGCAATTATATCATTACCAAGGTCGTCCTTATAATTAATGTTTACAACATCACCCAACTGAATCATTGGATTAGCAAAAATTCTAACCCCCACGTTTTTCCTTGGTCTTAATATCTTATTGGTCATCCAAGCCATTAAATCATTAGCATCATCGTTAGATTGAACATATGGAGTCTCTAATGAAAATTCTTTTTTACCATATGTTAATCTGCTTGTTTTTATTTTATCATAATCAAGTGCAGCACGAATCGGAGATATTATGGTTCCGCTTTTGCTTAATTCTGGATCAGAAAAATTAGCATTTTTTGCAAAATAGGCATCAACTGTTAACTGATTAGTTGATTCTTGCGTAAAGGTAATTCCTTGAATTCTTAAATAATTTCCACTAGTTTCGTCTAAATTTAAAGATGTATCGGTAGCATTAAATACTAAAAATTCTGCCCCATATGAGCCTGCCCTAAATCCAGAAACTGTGTATCCTTTTATTCTATTGAAGGTTGGAGATAATTGAGCATATAATGCTGGATATGCCTTATCATATTTAACCTTTAAATAAGCCGCTTCTCTCATTATTGTACCAAATTCATCAAAATAAATATTAAAAGATGGTGGCTGTCCTGGATTAATTCCTGATAGATAGGTTGACTGAACCATGCCAGACATTGCATACTTTCTAAATGATTCATTTGCTGTTATGTGGTCATCGCCAAAGGCTGCTGATACTGGTGTTTCTAAAGAAAAAGAAGTATTTTGGCTATAGTTATTTGC